TGTGGGTTTCATCCAATGTGATGAACCATACCTGCCGTCTTTTTTTATTCGTCAAAATCAAAATTGCTTTCCATTATATCTTTGAAAGTGTCGATTTTGCTTAGATGACTTCTGATATAGATAGATGAAGAGTTCTGTCCCAAGCAAGACGTAAAACTGCCTATCAACATACACTTCACCAACTGATCAATGGTGGCTTGAAAGTGTGTGATGATTACAAGTAAATATAACGGCTGCCATTCAAGCTGGTGGCTGCATATCAGAACGGAGAAATCCATTCTGGGTGCGGTCTACTTTGTTATGCCCTTTTGCAGCCCGGATTCCTCCGTTCACACAAAAACGGAGGAATTTTTTATGTACTATCTGCCAATTGAAATGACAAAGGAATATGTGACAAACAATGAAATCTATGACTATGTAAATGGTGAGCTTGTCAGAATCACAGCCAATATGATTAAGAAGATTATTCGTAATGGCATCATAACCGAAGTTTACTTCTCAGAGGTTGAAAGTAAGGAAGTTTATGAGGAATATATGCGTTCTGTCTGGGCTGAAGAAAAGGCTCTTGAAAGAGAGGACAGATGCTGGGTATCAAACGAAAAAGGAATACTTGTACGCTGTAAAGGTAACTGTGCATCCTGCGAACATCGCAATGAGAACACCAGACTTTCACTTGAAGTGTTTGAAGAAAACGGTGGATTCAATTTGGAAAGTGAAGATGCTACCCCTGATGCCGTTCTCGAAGAGGCTGAACTGTATAAAGCACTGTGGGAAAGAGTCGGAGAACTCTGTGACGAAGACCAGACAATTCTTAGGATGTTCAGTAACGGAGCGTCAGAACGAGAAATTGCTGAAGAAGTCGGTCTTTCACAGAAGGGCGTAAACAAGCGAAAAAAAGCCCTTTTTGATGACCTCAGAAAAAAACTGAAAAATTTTTTCTGATTTTGGTACTCAAAACGCAAATAAGTGTCCTATGTATAGTGAAGGGTGGTGATGAAACCTATGGACAAGCAAAAAGAGCTCATCGCACTTCTCTACACGATTAGTGTGGTGGCAGAACGACTTGCAAGAAATATGGAAAGAGAGGTAAAAAAGCATGAGTCAAATTAAACTTTTGCTGGATGTCATTTCCGATGTCCGCAGTCTTGGTGACAGCCTTGAGGCACTCGCACAGGCACTTACCGCAAACGAAATCGGCAAGGTGGAAGAATACGAGGAAATCTACAATCCTGAAAAGGATGCTCCTCAGACAGAACAGCAGCCTGCTCCTGCACCGACAATTGACCGTCCGACAGTAAAGGCGAAGCTCGCTGAACTTATGAAACAGGGACTCTCCGCTGAGGTAAAGGAACTTCTGCAGTCACACGGTGCAGAGCGTTTCTCCGAAATTCAGGACGAGGATCTTCCTGCACTTATGAAGGAGGCTGAGGCTATTGGCACATGATACAAGAGCACACGCTGTGCTTTCAGCTTCCGCAAGCCATCGTTGGCTTGCCTGCCCACCGTCTGCACAACTGAACGCAGCGGTTCCCGACACTACATCTGACTATGCACGTGAAGGCACCTGTGCTCATGAACTCTGCGAGTACAAGGTCGATAAACTGCTTGGCATTGACACACCTGATCCGAGAGAATTTCTTGATTTCTATGACCAGGAGATGGAAGAATGCTCTGAAAGCTACGCTCAGTACATTGCAGAACAGATGGCAAAGTACACATCACCTGTGGTTCTGGTGGAACAGAGACTCGATTTCAGTAAGTATGTATCTGACGGCTTCGGAACCGGTGACTGTATCATCGTGGCTGATGGCACTATGACAATCTGCGATTACAAGCATGGAAAAGGTGTGGAAGTCAGTGCAGAAAACAATCCGCAGATGATGCTGTATGCCCTGGGAGCATATGAACTCTTCGATGTTCTCTATGACATCAGTGAAATCAAAATGGTGATTTTCCAACCGAGAATGTCAAATGTAAGCGAATTCACCTTGACTGTCAGTCAATTACTTGACTGGGCATCAAATGAACTGAAACCCAAGGCTGAACTTGCTGCTAAGGGCGAAGGTGAATTCTCCGCAGGAGAACATTGTCGTTTCTGTAAGGTAAAAGCCAACTGCCGCAAGAGAGCCGAATACAATCTGGCAATTGCACAGTATGACTTTGCACCTCCCGATATGCTGGAGGATGCCGAAATTGAGATGATTCTGGAAAGGGCTGACGCACTCGTTTCTTGGGCAGCCGACGTGAAGGATTTCGCACTCAATCAGGCACTTGCAGGCAAACAATGGACAGGCTTCAAGGTTGTGGAAGGCAAATCCAATCGTAAGTACACCGATGAAACCAAGGTTGCAGAAGCAGTTAAGGCTGCGGGAATGAATCCTTACAGTGAACCCGAAGTTCTCGGTATTACCGCAATGACAAAAATGCTCGGCGGCAAAGAGAAATTTGAAAGTATTCTCGGCGGACTTGTCCGTAAGCCAAAGGGCAAACCGACACTCGTTCCAATGTCTGATAAGCGAAAGGCATGGAGCAATGATGCTAAAGAAGATTTTAAGGAGGACTAAATTATGGCAAACAAGAAGATGAACCCTACAAAGGTAGTGACTGGTGAATGCAGATTCAGCTACGCAAATCTCTGGGAACCTAAGGCAATGGATGAAAACAGCAAGCCGAAGTACAGCGTTTCCCTCATCATTCCGAAGTCTGATACCAAGACACTCAAGAAAATCCGTGATGCAATTCAGGCTGCATATGAAGAAGGCAAAGGTAAGCTCGGTAACGGCAAGACTGTTCCTCCGCTTTCTTCCCTCAAGACACCTCTTAGAGATGGAGACATTGACCGCCCGGATGACGAAGCCTATGCAAACAGTTATTTTGTAAACGCAAACTCCATCATCGCTCCCGGTATCGTAGATGCTGACCGTCAGGAAATCCTCACTCACAGCGAGGTATACAGCGGTATCTACGGCAGAGCATCCATCACATTCTATGCTTTCAAGACCAATACAGCTAAAGGTATCGCCTGTGGTCTTCAGAACGTACAGAAACTCCGTGACGGTGAGCCTCTTGGTGGACACAGCCGTGCAGAGGATGATTTTGCAGATGAGGACGATGATTTCCTCGACTAATCACTAAGACAGACGGGCGGGCGTTTGGCAGAAATGCTGGGTGGGATAAAGGATGAGAAAACATGAAAAACATTACCTTGGATATTGAAACGAAAAGTGATAAAGACATCATGAAATGTGGTGTGTATGCATATGCCGACTCGCCGCATTTTGATATATTGCTGTTTGCATATTCGGTGGATGGCGGAGAGGTTCAGATAATAGATACCGCCTGTGGTGAAACAATCCCTGATGATATACTTCTCTGCTTGGCTGATGAAAGTATTGTCAAACGAGCCTTTAATGTAAACTTTGAAAGGATATGCCTTTCACGTTATCTGCGTGACCATTATCCGCAGTATTTTGAGAGTTACAGCATAAATGAAGATACTGTTAGTGATTACCTGAATCCTGCAGGATGGCAATGTACCATGATTCACGGCAGAACACTTGCACTCCCTTCATCACTTGCGGAGGTTGGTGCTGTACTGGGAATTGAACAACAGAAAATGACAGAGGGCAAAGCGCTCATCAAGTTTTTTTGTACTCCTTACGATACGATTGACGGTGTGCCGCAGTTTCACAACCCTGCTGACTTTCCTGATAAGTGGGAAATCTTCAAAGCATACAACAAACGTGATGTTGAGGCGGAAATGGAGATTGACCGAAAGCTGTCCCGTTTTCCTGTAGCTGATTCCATATGGCAGGAATTTTATCTTGATCAGGAAATCAATGACAGAGGGATTGCAGTCGATATGGAGTTGGTGGAGGCTGCTGTTGTTCTGGATGCACAGGCAAAAGCCAAACTGACATCTGATATGCAAAAGCTGACAGGTATTGAGAACCCGAACTCTGTGTACCAATTGCTTGATTGGTTAGAACAGCAGGGCTACCAGTCGGATTCTCTCGGCAAAGCACAGGTGAAGGAGCTTCTGAAAACAGCCAAAGAACCTGTAAGGTCGGTGCTTGAAATGAGATTACAGATATCAAAGTCATCCGTAAAAAAATACACCGCTATGCAGAACACATCCTGCTCCGATAACCGTGCAAGAGGAATGTTCAGCTTTTATGGTGCATCCCGAACAGGTCGCTGGGCTGGGCGTAATATACAGCTCCAGAACCTTCCGCAGAACCATATCCCTGACCTTACCGATGCCCGTGAAATCGTAAAACATGGTTACTACGATGAAGTTGAAATGCTCTATGATGATGTTCCTGATACACTATCACAGCTTATCCGTACTGCTTTCGTTCCCCGTCTCGGCATGAAATTTATTGTTACGGACTTCTCGGCTATCGAAGCAAGAGTAATCGCATGGCTTGCGGGTGAAGAATGGAGAATGAATGCTTTTGCAAATGGTGAGGACATATATTGTGCATCAGCATCAAAAATGTTCGGAGTTCCTGTTGTGAAGCATGGTATCAATGGACATCTGAGACAAAAAGGCAAGGTTGCCGAACTCGCCTGTGGCTACGGCGGATCAGTCGGTGCTATGAAAGCCTTCGGTGCAGATGAAATGGGACTTTCTGATGATGAACTGAAAAACATCGTGGATGATTGGCGTGAGGCTTCACCGAAAATAACGGAATTATGGTGGGCGGTAGACAGAGCAGTAAAAAAGGTTATCAAAAATAAGACGACAGCCGAAACGCATGGATTGACATTTTCCTATGAATCAGGATTCCTGTTTATTACGCTTCCTTCCGGCAGACGTCTTGCCTATGTAAAACCACGAATCGGTGAGAATAAATTCGGCGGCGAGTCAGTCACCTACATGGGTGTCAATGACAAAAAGAAATGGGACAGACTTGAAAGCTACGGTCCTAAGTTTGTTGAGAACATTGTTCAGGGAATTGCAAGAGACCTCCTGATGTTTTCCATGCAAACATTATCCCACTGCTTTATCGTGGCTCATGTGCATGATGAAATGATTATCGAAGCACCGAGAAATATGTCCCTTCCTGCTGTATGTGAACAGATGGGCAGAACACCTGCATGGGCAAAAGGACTGATTCTCCGTGCTGATGGATACGAATGCGAATATTATAAAAAAGATTGAGAGGTATAACTATGAGAAGATTTATTGCAATGAACTATATGATTGGAATGGCTATCAAGAAGGCAATGCAGTTTGACATTAAGAACATCAAACTTGCTGTAAATGCGGCATTTGCGGATGTGCCTGAATGTGAAAACTTGAAAATGGCTACAGAACTCGGACTGCTTGAGGTGTATCGTCAGCAGGCAAATGAAATGTGCGTGGACAAGCACTTCTACTATCAGCGTGTTGGTAACAAACTTATTCCGCTGAAAAAGGTGTATTCCGTTTGCCCGAACTGCGGTAAGCCTGTGTCTATTGACCTGAACACCCTGATTTCTGACGGCTGTATTTACTCGGAACATATGATGTGTGATACCTGTAAGGAGGAACTGGAAAATGGCAAATAAGTATAACAGTGAAGGTTATTACAGCCCGACAGAATATGAGGCGTTTACAAGAGTGGAAGAGGAAGAAAAGGCAGCTCGAAAGGCTGCTGCCTTCCGTCCGATTGTCTACATCTGTTCCCCTTACAGAGGTGACACCAATCAAAACATTGAAAAAGCTCAGAAATACAGCCGCTTTGCTGTTGACCAGCATTACCTTCCGATTACACCGCATATCTACTTCACGCAGTTCATGGATGATACCATTACCGAAGAAAGAGAAACTGCACTCTTCATGAACTTTGTTTTGATGAGTAAGTGTGCTGAACTTTGGGTGTTCGGTGATGTTATCTCCAAGGGTATGCAGGCGGAAATCAATCGTGCCAAGCGAAAGTATATGAAAATTCGTTACTTTACGGAAGAAATGGAGGAAAAGCAATGAAATTTACAATCTATACAGCAGACTGCACAGGCAACGCCAAGAATACGCTGTATCCGAATCAGAGAGTGATTACCTGTGAAGGCGACCTCAAGAAATCTGTTACCTCTGACCATGTATGTGCTCAGTATAAGAACAATTATCGCAATGATGCAAACTTCATGGTATCTGATGTTGTTCCGATGGACTGTGACAATGACCATAGTGAAAATCCTGATGAATGGATTACTCCTGAAATCCTGGCGGACAGTTTGGGAGATGTGGCATTTGCGGTTACATACAGCCGACATCATATGCTCCAAAAAGGAGATAAATCCGCCCGTCCACGTTTTCATGTATTCTTCCCGACAGCACCCTGCAATAATGCAGCATCGCACAAAGCTATCAAATCAAAAATCTATCAGGAAATGGGATTTTTTGACAGCAACGCTCTGGATGCCTCACGTTTTCTCTTCGGCTGTCCCTGTGATGTATTCTGGCATGAAGGCAGCTTAACCATTGAGGACTGGCTGACGCTGATGAAAACAAATCGCAGTATTCCGCAGGGACAGCGTAACAGCACCATGTCCCGTATGGCAGGAAAACTCCTCAAGCGTTATGGTGTGACGGATGAAGCCTATCAGAAGTTTCTTGAAAAGGCTGCTGAATGTGAACCTCCGCTCCCGGATGATGAGCTTGAGACTATATGGCATAGTGCCTTGAAGTTCGGAAAGAAAGTAACCTCTCAGGAAGGATATATCTCACCTGAACAGTACGGCAGCAGTCAGCCCTTGATTCCCGATGACTATTCTGATGTAGGACAGGCTCGTACTTTCGTTGAGTGCTTTTCTGATGAAGTTGCATTTACAGTTGCCACCGACTATCTCCGCTACAACGGCACTTACTGGGAGGAATCGGAGCAGGCTGTCCTTATGGCAATGATTGAACACACCGACGTACAGCTTGCCTATGCGGAACAGAAGATGGAGGCAAGCCTTGTGAAACTGGAAAGCATGGGAGTTTCAAGAGTTGATGCCATTCAGGGCGGTAAGAAATTCAAAGAAAGTCTTGAACCCGAACAGGCTGAGGAATACAGAAATTACGAATTCGCAAAGAAATACAGAGAATTTGTCATGAAGTATCGCCATATCCGCAGTATGAACAATGCTCTTGATTCAGCAAAGCCTATGGTTCTGCATAACCCCGAAGCTCTCGACAGCAATCCTATGCTCCTCAATACTCCGGGTGGAACTTACTATCTCCCTGACGGACTGGAAGGCTGGAAACCTACTGATCCCGCTGACCTTATGACCAAAGTGACCGCTGTTGTGCCGAACACTGAGGGCAAACAGCTGTGGGAGGACTCACTGCAAGTATTCTTCTGTGGTGACAATGAATTGATTGAATACGTTCAGATGATTTGCGGACTCTGTATTGTCGGCAAGGTGTATATGGAAGCAATGATTATTGCCTATGGCGATGGACGTAACGGCAAGAGTACATTCTGGAATGTTATCTACAAGGTTCTCGGCAGTTACAGCGGTAATATTTCCGCCGATGCTCTGACGGTAAACTGCAAGCGAAATGTAAAGCCTGAAATGGCGGAACTTAAAGGAAAGCGTATGATTATTGCTGCCGAATTACAGGAAGGAATGAGACTGAATACCTCGGTGGTAAAGCAGCTCTGCTCGACTGATCCTATTTTTGCGGAAAAGAAATTCAAGGCTCCGTTTAACTTTGAACCCTCTCATACACTTGCACTGATTCACCCTGCATCGGCAGGACACGGCTTGAACTTACAGGCAGGCGGAAACTTCATGGTGTGGTATGGATTGACATGGAGCCTTGAACTGTATCAGCAGACAAATGCCCGCCTTTGGCGACAGGGACAGACTTCAGAAACCGTTGTCATTCAACACATCATCACCAAACAGCAAGCCCCAAGCCACAGCAGACCGAGAACCCCAAGTTCGCAATGAGAACATGGCTGATTCGACTGGGCATGGTTGGAGAAGAATTCGAAACCTGCAGAAATTTCCTCACTAAGAACCTTGAGGGAAATGCAGCCTGGAGATAAGGCAAAGGAAAAGCAACTGACGGGCATCACGCCCGCCACGTTGCCCCGTAAGGGGCGGCAGGGATTCCTCCGCAAAGTTATCCCCACCGAAAAACAAGCCCACACAGCCCCCGAAATTGCCCTGATTTTGAAAGGCATATACTGTACAATACCTACGGCATTATTCCTTTTATGTTTGTTACATTTATTATCGCAAACAGCGTTGACTATTCGGCTCAGATGCGGTAATATACTACACAACGGAAGCGAAAGCAAGCCGAAAACAACGAAAAGGAGCCTGAAAAATGAACAGCCACGAATACCTTAAGGAACTCAGAAACCAAGGAGCAAGGTTAAGACTTCGCAACGGAGAACTTACCGAACTGAGGGACAGCCTCATTGAAGAAACGATTGACATTTGCAGCAGAAAATACCACCTCGAATCCTTAACCTACAGCATCCACTTTCCGAACAGCAACACCGATACGGATTTGAAAATCTGGGACAACGGATATGCAGAATTGATTGAGGACTGAGCCAGCCACCAAGCCACCTACGGGTGGCATAAGGTGGTAGAAGGACATTCCCTTCGGAAAGGAAGATTCAGATGAAAAAATACTACATTGCCTACGGCTCGAACCTTAACGTTCAGCAGATGCGATACCGATGCCCAGGAGCCAGGGTGGTCGGCACAAGTGTGATCAAAGATTATCAGCTCCTTTACAAGGGCAGCAAAACAGGCTCCTACCTTACCATAGAAAAGAAAAAAGGCGGGGTTGTTCCGGTTGCAGTCTGGGAGGTTTCCGAGCGAAACGAAAAGAGCCTGGATGCCTACGAGGGTTATCCGAATTTCTACTACAAGACCGAGATGAAGCTCCAGCTTGATGGAACGAAGCGAAAGGTCAATGCCTTTGTGTACATCATGCACGAGGACAGAAAACTTGGGGTACCTTCCCAGGCATACATCAACACCTGCCGATTCGGATATGCGGTTTTTGGGTTCGATTTCAGATATCTTGATGTCGCATACGAAATCAGCAAGAAAGGAACAAGCCATGAAAACTGATAACCATGAAATCAGAACCTGCCCCTTGTGCGGAAAGGAATACAGCGAAAGACCTGCCCTTTCCAGAACGGATGGAACAACGCTGATTTGTCCCGACTGCGGAACCCGACAGGCACTTGAAAGCATCGGAATTTCCAAGGAAGAACAGGAAAAAATCATCAGCATCATTCACAGCCACCAGGCAGAATAATCGCACAGAAGCCGCCACGTTTGGCTGTGTGGGCATTCAGGGATTCCTCCGCAAAGTTATCCCCACCGTAACTAAGCCCCACACGAGCCGACAGGGCGGCTTTGTGTTGGCATCATATATTACACAATCACCTCCGATTTTACTGCCGATATGTTTGTAACATTTATTATCGCAAATGGCGTTGACTATCTCCCAACTATGCGGTAATATGTACACAACGCAAGGGAAACCAAGCGAAAACCACGAAAAACGGAGGAAAACACGATGAACGAACAGGTAAAAATCTACTTTGAGGAACTGAGAAAAACGGCCTCGACCAACTGGACGGAGATGAGCAGAGGCAGATACGAGGCATTCTGCACCTATGATTTCAACCTCGACCACGACTGCAGCGAGTTTGAATGCAACGAACTTCCCTGGACAACCGACATGAAGGACTTCGTTGAAACCATGAGAGAGGCAGGGGTTGAGACCATTGCGGTAAGCGAAAGAAGCACAGCCCTCATGGAGAACCTTCACAAACTTTCAAAACAGGGATGCACACTCGGAGAGCTTTGCACGGTAACAAGACCGAACCTTTGGGGTGAACCCGAGGAAATTCCTGCAATCCGAATCCACCTGAACTAAACCAACGAGCCGAGGGGCGGAACCCACCGCCCCGATGGACGGCTCAGAAAGGAAAAAACAATGCACGTAATAATTGTTGAACCAGGCAAAAAGCCGAGAGAGGCTGAAATTGAAAATAAGCTGGAAGTTTTGCAGAAAACGGTCGGCGGATATATTCAGGCAATTTACCCTTGGGAAGAACCCGTTGCAATCGTCTGCGATGATGAGGCAAAGCTGAAAACCGACACCGAATGGAACAGAATGCTCCCGGAAACCTCCGATGTAATTAAAGGTACGTTTTTCATCTGCGGATTGGGCGATGAGGACTTTGCAGACCTTTCTCCTGAACTTACGGAAAAATACATGGAGCGTTTCAAAAACGTAGAACTTTTCGTTCCCACCCCCAATGGTCTGATGCCGATTGTGATTAAGGATTAACCTTCGCCACACAGCCACCACGTTGCCCCACAATGGGCAGCAGCGTAACAATCGAATACTTCCCCCAAGCAGAATCGAGCCCCACAAAACGCAAACGTGGCGGCTTGTTTCTGCTGTTAAAATATACACAATACTGAGCCGAAATAATGGCTGTATATTCTGGTAGTTTAGCGGGTTGCTATTATTCACAGAATGCGGTAATATGTACACAACGCAAGGGAAACCGAGCGAAAAACAACGAAAAGCGGAGGAAAAAACAATGATTAGTTACGCAGAGGCAAAGGCAAGAGCAAAGAGATGGAACCCCGATTGGAACGAGACCACCTACATCGCAAAGGCAACAATCACCTGGTTCGACGAGGAATGGGAATACGAACTTGAGGTCGAGAACGAGGACGAGATGGACGACAAGGAATTCACCGAATGGGTTGAGAAAAATGCAGAAGACCTTGCAAAGGAAGATGCAGAAAACAACAACACCACCTTCGAGGGAATCGACAACATCCACTACGAGGAAGACTACATTGACGACGACGCAAAGTTCGACGCAGACTACGATGCCTACCTTGAATTTGAATGGGAATGTGCAACAGGAAGATAAACAAACCGAGCGGCCTGCCCCGAAAGGGGCGGCTTGCCTCGTACAGCCCCCACGTTTGCACACGTCGGGGCTGTGGCTCATACTTCGGTAATTGCCCAATGGAAAATACGGCGGCACACAGAGCCGAAATCCGCCCTGTTTTCGATTGGGTAAAGGTCTGACTTAGTATCAGACCGTTCACAATTTGCTCCAAGGGGCTTTCAAACAATTAGTCACAGTTTTACTCCTTTATCTTTGTTACATTTATTATTCCGATTATCGTTGACTATACAGCTCAGATGCGGTAATATACTACACAACGGCAGCGGACAACCGCACCGAATACAACGAAATCAGGAGGAAAACACTATGTGGAAACAGGGTGCAATCGGAATACCAAACGGAAAGGGCGGCTACACATCAGTCAAGTACTATGCCAAGGTTTATGATGAGCCGAGCGAGTTTGGAATTGAGGAAGGCAGAATCAGTAAGCTGAGCCTGACACAGAACGGCAAGATTGTCTACAACTACGACAGAGGCCTTGACCTGGACTGCCAGACTACCGAAAGGCACAAAGCCAGCGGAATAAACCTACGGAGGGCAAGAAAATGACAAAGGCAGAAAAGATAATTCAGGAAATCGCAAAGAAGGAAATCCTCGCAATTGAAAGCAGAGGCGACCTTGAAACCAAAAACAACGACGGAGAAGATTTCTTCGAGGTTGCTGTTTGGGAACTCAAGAAGGCATTGCTCGAAGCCTACAATGCAGGAAAGAACAGCAAGTAACACCAAGGAGTCCGAAAGGGCTCCTTTCTCATACAAGGAGATGATGCACATGAGTATTTTCACAGGATTATTCAAGTCCAGAGATAAGCCGAAAGACAGCTACGATTCACCGTCTTACAGCTATTTCTTTGGCAGAACCCATGCAGGCAAACGAGTCACCGACAGAACAGCCTTACAGCATATCGTGGTATACGCCTGTGTGCGAGTGCTGTCGGAGGCAATTGCAAGTTTGCCGTTACACGTTTATCAGTACACCAATAAAGGAAAAGAGCGAGTGCCACAGCACCCGCTTTATTTTCTGCTTCATGACCAACCCAATCCTGAAATGACGGCATTTGTTTTCAGAGAAACATTGATGAGTCACCTTTTGATTTACGGAAACGCATATGCACAGATTATTCGCAATGGCAGAGGTGATGTCATCGGGCTGTATCCTCTGATGCCTGACAGAATCAAGGTTGACCGAGATGACAAAAACCGCCTTGTGTACATCTACTCCCGATATGATGAGGCAAATCCAAACTTCAAACAGCAAGGCGATATTATTTTGTATGGAAGAGATGAACCTTATCCCGGATGAAGAAGGCGGAAATTTGTATCTCGTAAACGGCAGCTTTACAAAACTTGCTGATGCAGGCGCTTTTTATGAAAAGGATGGAGGTGACAGTAACAATGAAACATCAGATTAGCGACTTATATCAGATGCAGTCACTTCCGCTTGATATCAAAATTGCAATGACGCAAAGCAGAATCCGAGACTGGTACGAACATTATGCTGGCGATGTATATTGCAGTTTTTCGGGTGGAAAGGACAGCACTGTGCTGCTTGACATAATTCGCAGCACATTGCCATTTTATGACATTCCTGCTGTGTTCGTGGATACAGGCTTGGAATACCCAGAAATCAAGGCTTTTGTAAAAAGTATCGGTAATGTAACCATTGTCCGACCGAAGATGACCTTCCGACAAGTTATTGAAAAATACGGATACCCTG